CAAGGTCGGCAGCAAGGCAGCACCCAGCGCAGCCGACTTCAAGAAGGCTGCTAAGACGGCAAAGATGCCAAAGCCAATGAAGAAGAAATGACAGCAGCCTGGCAGCGCAAGGAGGGGAAGAACCCCGCTGGCGGTCTGAATGCCAAGGGTCGCGCCAGCCTGAAGGCGGCAGGCCAAGACATCAAGCCGCCGGTCAAGTCAGGCGACAACCCAAGACGTGCGAGTTTTCTTTCACGGATGGCGGGTAACGCTGGCCCTGAGTACAAGGACGGTGAAAAGACCCGACTTCTCTTGAGTCTTAATGCGTGGGGCGCATCTAGTAAAGCCGATGCCAAGGCAAAAGCCAAGGCGATCAGCGCAAGGAATAAGGCTAAAAAGTGACGCCTATTGGAATCTGTTCAAAAAACGAGAAGTGCTTACCCGTACTTCTTAAATCTATTGAGTTGTATGTGCCGGAAGATGTTGAGGTTTTCATAACCAGCCCAAACATTCAATCTCTGCCAAAACATAAAGTGCATCACTTTGTGCATACATACGAGACTGGTGGTGCTGCCCATAACTTTCTGGCTCACAAAATATTTGAGACGCATGACAGTTTTGTCTTTATTGACGACGATGTGGTGTTGAACCCAAACACATACAGCGTATTGATTGATGATGTCAATAAACTCAAGTCAATGGGCATAAAACTTGGCATTGTGGCTGGAAGAACAAACTACGCCAAGGGTTTTCAGAATATCCGCAGGGGAGACGGCAAACTGTATTCGCTTGGATATGAGAGTGAAGAACTAATTGTTGAGACAGATTACTTGGCTGGCATTGTCTCTTGGTGTCAGAAGTCAACTTGGATTGACCTTGCCCCAATAGACTGGTTTTCAGACGACTTGCAATGCAATGAATTTATAAAAAACGATTGCAGACTTTTTGTATCTCGCGCATATTTTCATCATGTTGGGTCGCAGACATTCGGGACTGACTTTGCCAAGTGCAAAAAAAACTCAGAAGCCTGGTTACGCGATAACAGACCAGATATGTACCAAAAATACTTTGGTGGTTAATAAATGATTTCTCCGATCTGTATCTCAACCGTCACCGGCAAGGGTCTTGCCGTGATGCTGGCCAGTATCAAAGAGTACTGCCCCGAGGCCCCCGTCTACCTGCGCGGACCACTGCACGTGATTGACAACTTCGAGGCTGACTACTTGATGGAAGGCGACAAGAGCAACTTCGGTGATGCCTACAACGCCATCATCGACAAGGCGTTCTCCGATGGTTTTAGTTCCGTGGTGGTGGCCAACGACGACATCGTCCTGACCCCCACCAGTTACAAGTATTTGCTTGAAGACGTGATGCAACTCAAGAAGCAAATTAAGGAACCCTTGGGCTGGGTATCGGCACGATGCGACGCAGCCCGATCTGTGCAGAACATCAGGTCGAACCCATTCAATGAACAATTAAATTACTTCAAATACCCTTACGAGAACTCCATCATCCCGATGGAGTGCCTCTCCCCGATATTCGGGTGGATCAGCGACGAGGCGTGGAACACGTTCAAGTTTCCACCCCTGAACTGGTACTCCGACGATGTCCACTGCGAAGACCTGCGAGCCGCTGGGTTCCAGCACTACCTATCCCGATCCTACGTTCACCACATTGGTTCGCAAACTATTGGCCTTGACGGAGAAAAACTTACTGCCCAGGCCAAGCCGTGGATCGTTGAAAACAGGCCCCGCTATGCAGCAGACTGGTTTAACTCTTAACCTCGGCTCCGGCAAAGACCGGCGCGAGGGTTGTATCAACGCAGACATCCGCGACGATGTCGGAGCCGACTGGGTGATGGACATCTGCAAGCCAGTGCCAAGCCGCCAGTTCTCTCAAATCATTGCCAACGATGTGCTCGAACACCTGCCCGACCTAGTGTCGGCCATGAAGAATTGCAGGGATATGCTGGAGATGGGTGGAGAGATGCATATCCACGTACCGTATGACTTGAGCCTTGGAGCCTGGCAAGACCCAACGCACGTCCGCGCCTTCAATGAGAAGTCGTGGGTTTACTACTGCGAGTGGTCGTGGTACTTGGGCTGGAAAGACACCAAGTTTGAGATGACCCACCTTGAATGCAGGCTCAGTAAGTTCGGTGCTGCCCTAGAATTACCCCAAGAGGAATTGATGCGGACACCCCGCGCCGTTGATTCCATGTACGTGATCTTGAAGAAAGTACCGATATGAACATGAACGAACTCCCAATCAGCACCGACATCTCAGCGCAGGAGCCGATGGACGATGACGAGTTGCAGGCGATCATCACGCAGGACATCACAGACGCAATCAGTTATATCGATACCGATATCTCTCCAACCCGCGCTCGTGGCACTGAGTACTATCGTGGCGATCCCTTCGGAAACGAGGAAGAAGGTCGTTCCCAGGTTGTGGCGATGGAAGTCCGTGACACCGTCAGCGCGATGCTGCCAAGCCTGATGCGCGTTTTCTTCAGTACAGAAAATGTTGTTGAGTACACCCCACAGGGTCCTGAAGACGTAGAGAGTTCCAAGCAGGCTACCGACTACGCAAACTTTATTTTCACCAAGGACAACAACGGTTTTATGACCACCTACGCCATCTTCAAGGATGCGTTGGTGCGTAAGTGCGGAATTGCAAAGTACTGGTGGGAGGACGTGGAAAGCGTTCGAATCGAAGAATACAGCGGACTCGATGACCAGACCCTTCAGATTCTTGAGCAGGAAGCCGCCGAAGTAAAGATCGTTGTCTCGTACCCTGATCCTGCATTTGAGATGCAGATGCAACAGATGCAGCCACAGATCGACCCGATGACCGGCCAGCCCGTACCAATGCCACCAGCCCCGATGTTGCACGACGTGCAGATCAAGCGCGTGATGAAGGATGGCCGGATCAAGATCATGGCCGTCCCACCCGAAGAATTGCTACTTGATCGTCGCGCACGTTCCTTTGACGATGCTGGCATCATCGCCCACCGCAAGATGGCCACAGTTGCTGAGTTAATGGCAATGGGCTACGACGAGGACGAGATTGAGGAAAACATCAGTTCCACCGATTTGGACAACAACGAGGAATACCTGGCTCGCCAGCCTCTTTCCACTACTTTTGGAACCAACGACTCTGCCAACCCAATGCAGCGTCGCGTCTTATACATCGAGGCGTACTCACGCATTGACTACGACGGTGACGGCATCCCTGAGTTGCGCAAGATTTGCTGTATCGGGGCTGGTTACAAGGTTGTCCGCAACTTACCCGCGTCTTACAACCCGTTTGTGGACTTCCCCTGCGATCCTGAACCACACACATCCCCACTTGAGGCGATGTCCATCTTTGACATTACGCACGACATCCAAGAGATCAAGTCCGAGATTCTGCGCAACACCCTTGACTCTTTGGCACAGGCCATCCACCCCCGCACTGCGGTGGTCGAGGGTCAGGTCAACATGGATGACGTGTTGAACAACGAGACTGGAGCCGTGATCCGTATGCGCGCGCCTGGAATGGTTCAACCGTTCTCTACCCCATTTGTAGGACAGGCAGCCTTCCCGATGCTGGACTACATCGACCAGATCAAGGAAGACCGCACCGGCATGAGCAAGGCGGCTATGGGTTTGAATGCTGATGCACTGCAATCTAGCACCAAGGCGGCAGTCAATGCCACCATCAGCGCAAGCCAAGGTCGCATTGAACTGACTGCACGACTGATGGCCGAGGGCATGAAGAAACTGTTCAAGGGAATCCTATTCCTGATGACTACGCACCAGGACAAGCCTCGGATGATCCGTCTGCGCAACGACTTTGTGGAGATCGACCCCCGTGCGTGGAATGCCAACATGGATGTCAACATCAACATCGGTCTTGGCAACGGCGACATGAACGAGCGTATGCAAGCCCTGATGATGATTTCTGCCAAGCAGCAGGAGGCTCTAACGCAACTCGGACCACAGAACCCATTGGTGACCCCATCCCAGTATTCCTACACATTGCGCAAGATTGTGGAGATGTCAGGCTTTGCCGATACCAGCCAGTACTTCAACGCGATCCCTGCCGACTACCAGCCACCACCAGCCCCAGCACCCAAAAAGACCCCTGAAGAGGTATTGGCAGAAGTACAGGCCAAATCAATCGAGGCCGATATTCAGAAGAAGGCGGCTGAGTTGGAACTCAAGCGCGATCAGATGATTCGTGATGATGACTTCCGTCGTGACCAAATGGCACAAGATGGACTACTAAAGAAATACGAACTTGAGTTAAAGTACAACACACAGATCAATACTGCGGAGATTAAGGCTGCGCAGTCAATGGATCGAGAAGTATTGCAGCAACAGGCAAATATCGTCAATCAGTCGATGCAACCTATGGCTGCGCCCATCAACCCTACAGGAATGGCGTAAATGAATGATGAAGAAGTAGTTCGCAAGGGCTTGAAGGCCAAACAGTTTTTGGAGGATGAGTCCTTCAACACTGCCATCAACAAGATGGAGGCAGACCAGGTCTGGGTTTTTAGGTCTACCAAGCCGGAGGAGTCAGCCAAGCGTGAGATCGCTTGGTCTATGCTCAAGGCAATTGAGAACCTGAAAATAGAATTATCAAAAATGATGGACAACGCAAAGGTGGCACAACGTGCCATTGAGCGTGTCAGTAAGTAATTAGAAAGCAGCCATGTCAACAACACCAACCCCACAAGGAAGTGTCCCAGCAGGGCCAATGAGTATCACCGAAGCGGTGAATGCAATCTCTTCAATACTGCCCGATGAGGGAGAACAGTCAATTGACGAGGCGCAAATAGAGGAGGAGCAATCCGACTCTGCGGCGTTGGACGAAGAATTATCGGAGAGTGCAGACGCAGCCGATGATGAAACGAACAACGAACAGTCTGAAGAAAGTGATGAATCTGAAGAGGAAAGCCAGCCACAGACCTTCACCGTCAAAGTTGACGGACAAGAAGTATCGGTGACATTGGACGAACTCCAAAAAGGTTATTCACGGACACAAGACTACACACGGAAGACGCAGCAGATTGCCGAAGTGCGAAAGCAAGTCGAGCAGGAGGCTGAAGCAATCCGTGCCGAGCGTAGTCAGTACGCTCAGTTACTTGGAGCGTTGCAAGTTCAAGTTCAGCAAGCAGCCGAACCACAGATCGACTGGGATCGCCTCTATCAAGAGGACCCCATCGAATGGGTACGGCAGAAAGAGGTGATGCGTGAAAACCAAGAGAAGGCTCGTGCTATTCAATCCGAACAGCAACGGCTTAATCAGATTTCACAGCATGAGCAAGCACAGACGATGCAGCAATTTCTCGCTCAAGAGCAGGACTTGTTGCTGAAGGCACTGCCTCAATGGAGTGATCCAGAGAAGGCAAAAGCCGAGAAGTCCATGCTGATTGAGTTCGGCCAAAAGGCTGGATTTGCACCTGATGAACTAAAGAACATATTTGACCACCGAGTCGTATCGGTACTGCGTAAAGCAGCCCTGTACGAACAGATGATGTCCAAAAGGGGCAACATTAAACCGGTAGTCAACAACGGCCCTCGCCCTGCCAAGCCTGGTGCAGCAGGTCGCGTCTCACAGTCAACTGGGAATGCTCTCGCACAAAAGCGTCTTGCAAAAACCGGCCGCGTCCAAGACGCGGCTGCCGCAATTGAACTTCTACTGAAATGAGGCACTTAAATGGCTATTGTTGCTAACACCTTTACCACCTACTCTGCAAAGGGTATCCGTGAAGACCTTTCCAATGTAATCACAAACATCTCTCCTGAAGAGACACCTTACATGTCCAACATTGGACGTGAGAATGTTTCTAACAGTTTGTTTGAATACCAAACCGACGTATTGGCAGCAGCCGCTTCCAATGCACAGTTGGAGGGTGATGACGTTACTTCGTTCGACGCAGTGACTGCCACTGTCCGTCTGCAAAACTACGCTCAAATCTCTCGCAAGACAATTATCTTGTCCGCGACTGAAGAGACTGTAAATAAAGCAGGCCGTCGTTCTGAGTTGGCTTATCAGATCGCCAAGCGCGGCTCTGAGTTGAAGCGTGACCAAGAGTTCAGTTTTCTGAACGGTGCAGTTGCTGCCGCTGGTAGCACTACTGCTGCTCGTACTACTGCCTCTTTGCAAGCGTTCCTGAAGACCAACGTTGATATGCAGACTAACGGTGCTAGCCCATCGTACACAACCCTTCCAAGCAGCGCACGTACTGACGGTAACGTCCGTACCTTCACTGAGACAATTTTGAAGAACGTCATCCAGCAAGTATGGACTTCTGGCGGCACTCCAAAAATCTTGATGGTTGGTCCTGTCAACAAGCAGCGTGTATCCGGTTTCTCCGGCATTGCATCTTCTCGTTTCAACATTGATGGCGGCGCACGTCCTGCAACTATCGTGGGGTCCGCAGATATTTATGTCAGCGACTTCGGGAGCGTGCAAGTGGTTCCCAACCGTTTTCAACGTGAGCGTGATGCTTTCGTGATCGATCCTGATTACGCAAAGATGACCGTTCTCCGTCCTTACCAACAAGTTGAGTTGGCTAAGACTGGTGATGCTGAGAAGCGTATGTTGATCGTTGAGTTCGGTCACAAAGTGTTGGCAGAAACTGCCCACGGCATTGCTGCTGACTTGACTACTTCTTAAAAGTAAAGGGAAAGGGCCAGGGAAACCTGGCTCTTTTTTACATGATTGAATCCAAAAATTTTGATCGCAATGATGCCTTGGGCATCAATCGCACATGGCACTACAACACGGAAACCGATGAGGCGACCATTGAAACCAAGCAGGACATCACTGCGATCATTGAAGAGAACAAGCAGGACTTCAACCTCCAAGAGAAGCACTCCAAGTACGGCGAGTGGAATAAGGTTGCGAGCATCCCTTTGAGTATCTATTTTGAACTCAAGGCGCAGGGTAAGTTGGACGATGATGCGTATATGAAACGCTGGTTAAACGACCCCGAAAACCGTTACTTTAGAACTCGCCCAGGAGAGGTATGAATTACATTGCAGTCTGCACCCCAGCGCGTGACATGGTCCACGCAAATTACACCTATTGTTTGGTCAACATGGTCACGTACCACACGCTGAACACGACAGACGCAATTGCTCTGAAGATCATGCAGGGTACGTTGATCCAAAACCAACGAGCAGACCTTTGCCTTGACGCGATGCGCGAGAACTGCACCCATGTCCTGTTTATTGATTCCGACATGACGTTCCCACAGGACATGATTGAGAGGCTGCTAAAGCACGACCTTGACATCGTGGCCACCAACTGCGCACGTCGCAGGATGCCTACGGGTCCAACGGCTCAGAAGTACGGTCCTGACGGAGAGCGCGAGTTGGTCTACACAATGCCCGAATCTACAGGTGTTGAGGAAGTTGGCAGCATCGGCATGGGCGTGATGCTGATTAAGCGCAACGTCTTTGAGGCGTTGACAGAGCCTTGGTTTGAGACTCCCTGGCGCACTGACAAACGCGGCTACATTGGAGAGGATATTTTCTTCTGCCGTAAGGCACAGGCCGCAGGGTTTAAGATATGGATTGACCACGACGTGTCTAAAGAAATTGGACACATTGGGACGTTTGAATTCAAGCACGACCACACATGGGTCATGCGTGACCTTGAGGAAAAGGAAAAGGCTACCTAATGGCTCTAACGACATATACCGAACTCAAGGCATCAGTAGCGGACTGGCTCGTCCGTGCCGACCTTACGGCTGCTATCCCTGACTTCATCTCTCTGGCCGAGGCTCAGATCGAACGCAACTTGCGTACACGTCAGATGATTGTCCGTGCCGATGCGTACATCAACACTGAATACAGCGCGGTTCCTGACAACTTCCTAGAGACACGGGCGTTTAAGTTAAATACAAACCCAGTGACTCCAATGCAGTTTGAGACTATGGACTCGCTGGATATATTGGCATCACGCACAAACGCAGCAGGTAAGCCTGCCTATTTCAGCATCGTTGGAACTCAGATTCGCGTTGTCCCAGCCCCTGATACATCGTATACAGGCGAACTTACCTACTACGCAAAGTTAACTAAGTTATCAAGTTCTAATGAAACCAACTTTTTACTGACCTCATCCCCTGACATCTACCTGTACGGTTCACTCCTACAGGCCGCGCCTTACCTACAGGACGATGCACGTATCTCCGTCTGGTCTGCCCTGTACCTTGCTGGAATAGAGCAGTTGCAGGTTGCAGATGACCGAAGCACAACATCGGGCGGCTCTCTGACTGCACGAGCAAGAACACTGGGATAAAAATGCTAATCACAACGACCAAAGGCGAAATGGATGACTCCCTACTTGAGAAAAAAGAGGGGATAATTGATACTGAGAACGAGACAACTCGGTGGGTCGAGTACTGGCAGAACAATGAACTTGTTCACCGTTCCGTTGATATGACTTTGAAACGCAACGTCGCAACACTAGCCGTTGCTCAACCTTTAGGATAATCATGGCAAATACTCAGGCAATGTGTACCTCGTTCAAGGGCGAGTTATTGGTCGGCCATCACAATTTTGGCACTGGTGTTGTACGTGCCGCTACAACTGCTGACTCATTTAAAGCAGCCTTGTACTTGGCATCTGCCACAGTCAACGCGGCTACCACTGCCTATTCAGCCACTGGAGAAGTATCAGGCTCTGGCTACACGGCTGGCGGTGTTGCTGTGACGTTTGGAACTGTTCCAAGCACCAGCGGAACCACGGCGTTTGTCACCCCAAGCGCAAGCATTTCTTACTCTGCCGTGACCCTCGCCACAGCCTTTGACGCGGTCTTGATCTACAACTCGACCCAATCAAACAAGGCAGTGAGCGTTCATACTTTTGGCTCGCAGACAGTGACGGCTGGCACGTTCACCCTGACTATGCCAACCAATGACGCAAGCACCGGCCTGATCCGGCTGGCTTAACACGGGAGCAGCGGCATGGCTGCTTACGGCACAGGCTATTACGGCAAGGGAGCCTATGGCATAGGCAATGTTGTCATCAGCGGAAACTCGTCTACTACTGCCGTTGGAACACTTCTAACCAACAGATCAGTTCAAGAGGACGGGACAATTGCCACCGGCAATGTCGGAACAGTCAGCCTGTCAATATCTATTGCCATCACAGGCAATGCGTCTGTTTGTGCAATTGGCACTCTATCCACGTCATCAGTCCAAGCCATTACAGGTAACTCCTCAACCCTGTCCATTGGCAGCGTTCAGGAAGTATTGACCATTGAGGCAGTTGGCAATGCGTCAACAACCTCTGTTGGCTCAGTTACAACTAGCAGACTGCGAGCCGTTACAGGAAACTCTGCCACGGGTGCTGTGCAGACAATGCCGTCAGAGGTCATTACGTTCCAGGCCATCACTGGAGTCGGTGGAACTGGCTCAGTTGGCTCTGCCACAAATAGCGTATCTATTGCGATAATTGGCGTACAGACTGCTTGCTCCGTAGGCACATTGATTGGATTCGGGTGGGGAGCAGTTCCTGATACTTCAGAGACTTGGACACCAATCTCTGATACGTCAGAGACATGGACTGTAGTTGCAGATAATTCAACAACGTGGCAAGAGGCCGCATAAGAGGTGAAAAATGGCTGATACAACAACGACGAACCTATTGCTTACCAAGCCCGAAGTTGGGGCCAGTACCGATACATGGGGAACCAAGATCAATACGGACTTGGACTCTGTAGATGCAATCTTTACAGCAGCAGGTACAGGGACATCAGTTGGTCTTAATGTTGGCTCTGGAAAGACTCTAACAGTCGGAGGCTCTTTTCTTCTTAATGGTGGGGGTATTGCCTTTCCAGCAACGCAAGTTCCATCAGCAGGAGTAAATACTCTGGATGATTATGAAGAGGGAACTTTTACACCAAATCAGGGGGCAGGTTTGACGGTGGTTGGTACATTTTCTTCTTCTGGGTTTTACACAAAAATAGGAAGGCAAGTAACAGTTACTGGTTTAATAAGTGGCAGTACAAGTATTGCGAGTTCAGCAGGTGGTGCTCTATTTACTAATTTGCCATTTACTTGCGCCGCTAATGCTGTAGGTGCATTGGCAGATGCTAATGGTCTTGGTGGGTCATGTCTTGTTCTTAGTACAACATTATCTTCTTATCCTGCTCACGCAGCTAGTCCTGGAATTTACTTTTCAGCTACTTACTTTGTTTGAGAATAGCCATGAACCAATCCGAACGCGCTGAACTCGTTGCCGACATTGCGGAGGCAATTAGGGCATCGTCTAACTTGTCTGACGATGAAGTGCGTTGGGTAAAACTAGCCATTCACAGGCAGGAGCAGTCAATCAAACTGCGCCAAGCCATCATTGAGAAGACCTTGGGCGGCTTGGTGTGGGCTGCTTTGGCTGGGCTGGCCTACCTTATATTTGACTTTGCAAAGAACCACGGATTTAAGTGATAGATGCAATTGCTTCAGCACAGATACCTTGGCCCAACACGGAACAAAAAATCGTGCTGGTGTGCCGTGTCGTGCTGCCAAGCGAAAAGTATGGAGCCAATGAGTTTTTAGATAAGGATGGCAGAGTCTGCCGGTGGGTTCTGGAGACTAAGAATGATCGACCCCATTAGTGCGTTTGCACTAGCGCAAGGAGCCATAAAGGGTATCCAAGCCGCCATCAAAATGGGCAAGGATGTCCAAGGCATCACGCATGACGTGATGAAATTCTTTGATGCAAAGGATGCAGTAGCAAAGGAAGCGGTTAAAGACCCAAAGAAGAAATACAGTTCTGATACCAGCCAAGCAATGTCCACGGTAATGCAGTTGCATGAACTAAACAAAGCGGAAGAAGAACTCAAGTGGCACTTTATCAATCAGGGTCACAGCCAACTGTGGAGTCAGATTCTTTTAGAGCGCAACAGTATTGTGCAGAAGAGAAAGCAGCAAGAAATACTTGATGAGAGAGCAGCAAAGAATAGGAAGAAGGAAATAGACGAGGCCATCACGATGGGTTTGTGCATACTGGTGGCTGCGGCCATCTTTATGTTGGTGGCTTGGGGTGTAATTGAAATGAAAGGGAAACTCTAATGTTTGACATCACTGGACTACTAGCAGTCGGCGGCAAGTTAATCGACAAACTTATTCCCGATCCCGAAGCCAAAGCCAAGGCTCAATTAGAACTTGCTACGCTTGCCCAAAGCGGTGAACTGGCAAAGATGGCCAATGAGACTGAAATCTACAAGACGGAGCAAAACAATGTCACAGAACGCTGGACTGCGGATGCGAACACTGATTCTTGGCTGGCTAAAAACATTCGCCCCCTATCTCTTGTTGCTATTTTTATTGGTTACTTTCTTTTTGCCCTTATGTCTGCTTTTGGTTACGATGCCAAAGAGTCGTATGTACAACTTCTTGGTCAGTGGGGAATGCTGATTATGTCTGCCTACTTCGGTGGTAAGACTCTTGAGAACATTATGGAGATGAGGTCTAAGAAATGACCTATTTAAGCAAACACTTCACCCTCGCTGAGTTAACCGTCACCGACCATCGTGAGTTTGACAACTCACCAAAACAGGAAGAAATCAGCAACTTGCAACGCTTGGCGCAATTACTGGAGCAGGTCAAGGAAAGCCTTGGTGGTAAGCCCGTGATGATTAACTCTGCCTTCCGCTGCAAGCAGGTCAATGACGCAGTTGGTAGCAAAGACTCCAGCCAGCACCGTCACGGTTGTGCGGCTGACCTCCGAGTTCCAGGTATGACCCCTGATGAAGTAGTCCGTGCTGTGATTGCTGCGGGTTTACCATTCGATCAGATCATCCGTGAGTTTGACCGCTGGACACACATCAGCATCCCTAACGTGGATGGCGCCGAACCCCGTAGGACTGCATTGATTATTGACAAGGCTGGCACTCGTCAGTTTGATTAATGGCAACAAACTACAACGGCCAAATCACAACACCGGCAGCACCCAACACGGGTACGCCTGGTAATGAGTACGAGCAGAGATACTTCAGCCAGACGTTCTCCAATATGGGAGGGTACTTTCAGCGCGTCACAGGCATCATTGCTGCGCTGTTCGGGCCAAGGGGAGGGAAGTACATCAACAATCCCTACGGTGCGTTTCAGGATGGTACAAATCAGACTGCGGCCAACACCACCACAGCCTACCCTGTAACCTTTGACACTACAGACTTCAGCAACGGGGTGACATTGTCAAACTCGTCAAGACTTAACGTGGCTCAACCTGGTGTGTACAACCTGCAATTTAGCATCCAAATCAAGAACACGACAAACAGTTCCCAAGACATTGACTTTTGGTTTAGAAAGAACGGGACAGACATTGCCAAATCCAACAGCAGGTTTGGCATTTCTGCA